GAAGCCGAAGACAGCCCTTTGGAAAATATCTAAATTTAAAAAAAGAGTTAGAATAATACAAGGAGGGCAAGGAGCTGGTAAAACATTTGCAATTTTACAATTAATTGTTGCTAATGCTTCCAATAACATTGACAGAGAAATAATTATTGCGAGTGAAGAATTGACAAAAATGCGTTTGACCGTCATCAAAGACTTTGTCAAAGTAATGAAAGCGTTTGGAATTTACAATGAATGGGTCTTTTATAAAATTCATAGGCTTAGACAAAGCCGATGTTGGAAAGGGTTTGAGGTCTGATATTGTTTTCATAAACGAGTGTAATAAGATTTCATTTGACACATATCGTGAAATGACTTCTAGGGCTAAAATTGTTTTGTTGGACTTTAATCCGAACGTTGAATTTTGGGTACACGACGAAATAATGAAATTTGATACTGATTTTGATTTTTTAAAATTAACATTTAAAGACAATCAGTTTATCAGTAAGATTGAGAAAAGCATAATAAATAGTTATTATTCAAAAGGTTATGATAATGACGGCAACATAGTAAATAAGTATTGGGCGAATAAATGGAAAGTCTATGGGCTTGGCGATATTGGAGGTATTGACGGTTGTGTTTTCGAGGTTTTCGACATTATAGACGAAGTTCCTACTAGTATTGTTTCATTAGGTTATGGACTTGATTTCGGATTCACGAATCCAAACGCCATGGTTGAAGTGTTTGAAGATGAGACAACTTATTATGTTGATGAGTTTTTGTACAGAAAGGGAATGGTTCATAGTGATTTGATTGATTTTATAAAACACAAGTGCGACAAATCTATTGTGTGCGATAGTGCAGAGCCTGATAGGATAGAAATGTTGAGTCGTGAGATACCTATGATTGAGGCTGTAAAAAATAAGAACATTAGCTACGGACTTGAGGTGTGTTTGAACAAAAAATTAAAAGTTACGAAACGCTCAATAAACTTAATAGCTGAGTTGAGAGCTTTCACTTGGGAGGGCAAGAACAAACAAGACCACTTAATAGATGCAATGAGATACAGAATTGTTCAGAATTTTAAAAACGTAAATTATGGAAAATATTTCTTTAGTTAAAATACCTAAAACCTTTAAAATAAAACACATTCCAATTATGAAAGAATTGGAGAAGCCATCAACATTATGTGCTATCAATTGTATAAAGCACTTGACAGGTTGGGAATTGAGTGAGGTTACGAGATTAAAGATGACTGACATTATAAACATCTATCGTGAAATTTGTTTGTCGGCTGCTAAAGTTTCTTCAAATAAAGAGTTGCCTAATAAGATAACAATTCTAGGAAAAGAATATTACCTTTGTAATCCAATTACTCAACCTATCGGATGGGTTATTGATTCCAATGTTTTGGTAACATTAGAAAAACCAGAGATGTTAGCTGCGTTCATGTATTTAGAAGTTGGCACTAATTATGGAGATGCTGACGAAAACCAAAACATTAAGCACTCTGTATTTGAGAGAGGTGCTATATTTAAAGAAGAAATGCCGTTGGATATTTATTTAGCATTGATAAATAAATACGCAGAAATTGTAAATAAATTATCAGCAATAATTGGAAACGAAAAATCAGATTCACCCACAACACCTCAACATTTTTCTTGGGAGAATTTAATTTTGGCTGTTGGCAAAGAGTTTAATTTACCATTTCACGAAGTTGCTAAATTGAACATAAACACGTTCATTCACTACACTAAAGTTTTGTTTCACAACATAAAAGAACGCAATAAAAAATGAAGCCTGATTTATCTATATTAAATAATATCGGGTCGGCTCGTGATGTTTTGCAAGGCAACACAAAAAGTCCACTTTTGCAATTTGTCCAATCCAATTTACAGGAGCTGGTTGAAGAAATAAAAAAGACAGGTAACAAAATGGATGTTCGTGCATCGAATAGCCTACTATCATCTATAATTGTTTCAAACATAAAAGTTTCAGGCGAAAAGGTTGACGGCGAAATTATCGGTGAGGATTATTGGAAATTTATAAACTTTGGTGTTAATGGTAGCATTTTTAAAAATGCCCCGAATTGGGAAGCACTTGGATTTTCAAAAGGGTCGCTTGATGAACTTATTGGAAAAGTAAAAGTTTGGATGCCATTTAGAAATGTTAAGCCTAAAGAAAATCAAACATTCGATGAATTAGCAGAAAAAATAGCTATTTCAATTATCAAAAAAGGAAAACGACCACGACCATTCGTAACTCAAACATTACAAGAAACGAAAAAAATAAAAGAGTTGGCTGATGGTATTGGTAAAATAATTGGAAAATCTTTAGCAACAGACATTAAATTTAGATTAGAAAATGGCAACAACAGTAAGTAGTTCCCCGCAAGAAATTTCGCCAAGTGGCAATAATTTAATTTGGGTTTTTTCATCAAGTCAAAGTGTACAGCCGAATTTCAGTTTTATTGTTGAGGTTGTTTTGAACGGGACAATTATTGGAACACATCAAGTTTTTTTAGAAAATTTAAACTTTGCAAAATTCAATGCACAAGTAATAATTGACGCAGCATTAAGTTATAAAAGTCAGATAATTAATGAAACATTGATAACCGTTTTGCAACAGTTGTCAAAAGTACATTTGAACATCAAAGAAAAGTACGGAACAACTCCAATAGTACAATCAACTATATCAACAACGGATATTTACTGTTACAAAGGTTCATTGTCGTTAAGTGAATTTGTTGGTTACGATTTCAATAATTTTGTAGCTGCAAATACATCAAAAAGATTTTTGACAGAGGCTAAAAAGATAAACAATTACGGCACATTTGGAATTTTTTTTAAAGCACCACCATCAACAGTTATCTACTATTTAAACGTAAGGGACGATAAAGGAACGTTTTATTCTACTCCCATTTTTACAGGAAACACAAACGACGTATTAATGTTCGTCAACATCAACAACACTACATTACTTGGACTTGGAGCTCCTCAATTTCAAATTGACATTGCAAATTTCTACGATATTTGGATAAGTGATAAATTTCCAATTCCAGAGGTAATAGTTAGTGAAACGCTTCGAGTTTTCAAAGAAAACAAATGTAAAAATTTTCAAAATAAATTAACTTTCATAAATAGGTACTCAATCCCCGAACAGTTTGTCTTTACTCAACATGAACGAAAGTCTTTTAATGCTTCTTCATCATCTTATGAGAAAAGGCAAGGAGAGTGGGTAGGTAATGATTTTATAGTAAACACTATTAATAGCGGATTGTCGCCAATACAAACGACAAGAGATGGAACAATTGAGTTGTTTAGCGAGATTTTATCTCCGAAAAACGCAGCTTACTTATTGGAGGAAATAAATTCAAGTCCTCTTATAGTGTTGAATGACAATATGTTATTCATAGTTGCTAGTTCTTTTGAAATTCCAAATATAAATGATGATGCAAAACAAATAATTGTAAAAGGCAAAATATCAAACACTTACGTTTCAAATAGAATATGAAAAGACTGTTATTAAATGATTTCGAGGTTGACCTCAGCACAGACATATCATTACCTATTACTTATGCCATAAGCGACGTTAAGAATCCGTCGTCGAGAAAACAGTCGTTATCAAAACAAAGTGTTTTGGAGGGTACTTCAAAAAACATGGTTTTTTTCCAATCATTGTATTCTATGACTTTGACTTCTGAAAATAATAATTTTCTTTTCGACCCAACGATAAAAATTACGGCTAAATTATTCGACAATTTCGATTTGATTTTCGACGGATTTTTTAAAATAGATGAGGTTGTTATTAATGACAAAAAATATTTTTTCAAATTCACTTTGTTTTCAGATGCAATTTCATTTTACAAAGATTTGCAAAAAATTTTCCTAACCGACCTTGATTTTTCGGAATACAACCATACACTAAACACAACGAACATTAGATTGTCGCTAGACACGTCCGTAGTTAAGAATGGCGTTCCGACAGCTAATTTTGTAGGTGGAATACCTAGTAGTTTCGGTTACCTTTATGGCTTAATTGACAATGGTTTTCCTAGACCGTCGCATACGAGTTTTCCAATAAATCAACTTATACCACAGGTCTATTTTAAAGAAGTAGTAACAAAAATGTTTGCAAAAATAAATCAGGCTTTCACGTTTTCAAATGACAACGACAAAGTTTACAAGCGTCTGATGATAGGAGGAAAGTCTGGATTTATCCCAACTGTTAGTCCCACAGAAATAAATAACAGAAAGGTTGATGTCTCTTTTTCGTCATCTAATTTTTTGGGCAATCACAATTCAGGGATTTATCATTCTTTCGCTACAAGGCTTTTTCAAACTACTTTTTATTTTGAGTCTTTAACAGGAACAAAAGTTGAGAACCAGGATATTTTAGACCAAATAAATCTAGGTGCGTTCCTGTCCATAGCAAGGACAGGAACTTATCAATTTAGTTATCAATTGAGTGGTTCATTTAATAGACAGATAGGAAGTTCTTTACTTAATGTTCAGTCCCAAGTGTTTTCGGCTACAATTTCATTTTATGTTGATTTTGTAAAAGTTTCAGAACAATCAATTGTTTTTTCGGGAGCAACAATTCCAAGCCAAACATTTATTTTCAATTCGTTTTTACAAATGGGAAATAAAGTATCGTTCACAATAACATTTGACGACAACATTATTTACGACATAAATGTAAGCGACCCTAACCAATGGGTGAAATTGTCTTTAAATTTAGTACAAAACAATCTTGTTATGACAGCTAAAACTGCACCTGCACAAGCAGGAGATTTGGCTGAAATAAATACAATTTTACCAAAAATAAAATGTTCGGACATTTTCGACACACTTATAAAACTGTTTAATTGCCAATTTGAAATTGACGAAAATAAAGTTCTAAATATCACACCATTTGTTGATTTTTACGGATCAACATCAGATGCAGAGGACTGGAGCGACAAGGTTGATTATTCAAAAGAAATTTCAATTAAATCTGCTAATTTTATTGATGGAAAGGTTTTCACGTATAATTTCTTGAAAGATAACGATTATTACACCGATTTGTATTTAAAAGAAACAGGGAGAGATTATGGCAACAAAACACTTGAGATTAATTCTCAGTTTAACAAAAACGAGGTAAAAAATGAATTGCCATTTTCCACTAGCGTTTTAGTACAAAACACAGGACAAGTTTTAATATTGCCGACAAATATTTCTGTTGATAATGGCGTAATAAAACCACACAATAGCAAACCAAGGCTGTACGTTTATAGTGGATTGAGGAATGGTAATTACACAATTGACAGCACAACGTACACAACATATCCGCAACTAGGAAATTTTCTAAATGTTGACAATCCGACAGAGGACATTCACTTCGATATGCCCGACAAAGTTTACTACATTTTGGGTTCGCTTACTAATAACAACACATTTGTAAAATACTACTCGAAATTTTTTAATGAAAATACAAATAAAGATAGCAAGTTAGTAACTATGTTCGTCAAGTTGACTGCTAACGATATTTCTAACCTTTCTTTTTCAAAGTTAAAAAACATTGACGGTTCTATTTTTCGTTTGAATGAAGTCAAGAATGTTGACACAAGAAACGATGTGTCTTTTGAGTGTGAATTAATAAAAGTTATAAAAGCAGAAAGTAACCAATCGTTTACTGGAGTTCCAATTCCACCGCCACCAGTTGACAATACAACTACTTTGCGTTTGATGAATGACTTTAAAAAATTAACAGCTAATTTTTTAATTGAAGACGGCATAACAACTTACATAGCACAAGGAACAGAGGAAATTACTGCTACTTTGAATTTGAAAATTAAAAACCAAACTTTTACAATTAGAAATACAAGTGCAACAACTAGAGTTACATTTGCTGGTACAATTGATGGAGTTGTAAATCCAATAATTTTAGCATCAACAACTTGGCGTGTGTTTTTTGACGGAACTTTATATTTTAAAATATGATAAACGAGGAAGTAATTATAAAAGTAAAAACGGACACTTCTGATGTAAAGACATCGTCAAATAGTGCCGCAAAGTCTATCGAACAAATTACTAAAGAAGTAGATGCTGGTAACTTGTCGTTTAGGCAATTGAATAAAAAAGTACAAGAATATCAATCAATTTCATTAAAAGCTGGACAAAATTCTCCAATTGGAAAAGAAGCTTTATCAAAAGCAGCCGAATTAAAAGACAAACTAACTGACCTAAACACAAGAGTAACTAACTTGGCTTCAGATGGTCAGAAGTTGCAAGGAGCGTTGCAATTAGGTAGTACAGTTGTAGCAGGATATACTGCGTTTCAATCAGTAACTGCATTGCTTGGAGTTGAAAATGAGAACCTTACAAAGACTTTAGTTAAATTACAAGCCGCTCAAGGACTTTTATTATCTGTCGAACAAATCAGAGCATCATTAGAAAAAGATAGCCAACTTCGTGTACAGGCTTCGATTTTTCTTGACAAAGCAAAAACAGCAAGTACAGCAGCTTTAGCGTTCGTTACAGGAACAGCTACTGGTGCAATGAAATTTTTTAGACTTGCATTAATTTCGACAGGGATAGGTGCTTTAATTGTTGGATTAGGATTTTTAGTTGCTAATTTCAAGTCAGTATCTAGCTTTGTTGAGAAAGCAGTAGAAAAGTTCAGAAACATGGGTGTAGTAATGAAAATTTTACTTTTTCCAATAACTGAATTAATTGCAGCTTACGACTTGGTTGTATTGGCTTTGCAAAAATTAGGATTTGTTGATAGTGAAGAAAAAAAATTAGCAATTAAAAACGCAGAGGAGCGAAGTGCTTCTTCAAAAAAAGAAGCGGAAGAAAAAATAAAAAATATTGATTTTAAGATTTCTAAACGAAAAGCTGCTGGGAAAGACGTTGAAGAATTGGAAAAAAAGAAACGTGAAATAATCCAGCAATCAATAATTGCAGAGGCGAATGGTATTCTACAATT